ACTTTCTGCCATTATCTTGCATACATAATATATAAGGTCAAATGTATTTATAAATGGCTTCCATCCCACCACAGAGATTAACAGTAGATAAAATTGTAAGTGACTTGTTAGAACCAGCAACCACCTCGTTCTATCAAGTATCGATTAGTGACCCAAGACAATTAAACGAAAGAGGAGATACGTTTGCAACTTATCTTCGTCAGCAAGGTCTTGAGGTTTTATTCAACACAAGAGGTCTTGATCCAACAAGGAGAGAGAAATTACAATTGTTCTGTTCAGAGACAACACTACCAGGTTCATCTTTAGCAACAGCAAATTTAGATAATGATTTCACTGGAGTATCGGAGAAGTATGCTCATCGTAGAGTTTTTGATGAAGAAATATCTTTAACATTTTATTGTGATGCAAAAGAATATATACCAGTTAGATATTTTGAATCTTGGATTTCATATATGACAAATGATACAAGAGATAATCATAGTGAAAATTTTTATTATAGAATGAAGTTTCCAAAAAAATATAAAGGTGGTCTAGAAATAACTAAGTTTGAAAAGAATTTAAATTCACAAGATCCAGTTAGAGGTAGAACAAGACCACTAACATATACTTTTATAGATGCATTTCCAAAAGCCATCTCTGCAATGCCAGTTACATATGATGCATCAGATTTATTAAAATGTAGTGTATCATTTTCTTATACAAGGTATAGTGCAAAACCTGCAAACCATGATGCGTTTGATCCATCATTCGCATATGCTGCTGGTCAATTTGCTAACATTGCTGTAGATAAATTAACTGGAGTTGATCTTCTGGGTGATATTGTGGGAGGAGTTGTTCAGAGAGCACTCAGATAACCCTGCTATATAATATACTGAATTGCATAATAGGATATCATGCCTTTACCAAAAATTGCGACACCAACGTATAGTTTGGTGTTACCATCTTTAGAAAAGGAAATAAATTACAGACCTTTTCTAGTTAAAGAAGAAAAACTTTTAGTTCTTGCCTTAGAAAGTGAAGATACAAAACAAATTACCACAGCGATCAAAGCAGTGCTTAAGAGTTGTGTTCTTACTAAAGGAATCAAAATAGAAACATTGCCAACTTTTGACATTGAATATTTGTTTTTAAATATTCGTGGTAAATCAGTTGGAGAGCAACTAGATGTTAATATTATTTGCCCTGATGATGAGAAGACAAGTGTTAAAGTGGTGATTGACTTAGATGATATTGAAGTTATTAAAAATGAGAGTCATTCTAACAAAATTAAACTTGATAATAATTTAATGATGGAACTTAAGTATCCTTCTTTAGAGGAGTTTATAAAGAGTAACTTTGATTTTAAAGATGAGAATGCGATGGATCAATCATTCAAACTGATCGCATCTTGTGTTGATAAGATATACACCGAAGAGGAAGTGTGGGCCGCAGGAGATTGCACAAAGAAAGAGATAACAGATTTTCTTGAGTCGATGAACTCATCTCAATTTAAAAAGATTGAAGAGTTCTTTACATCAATGCCTAAATTATCACATACTATTAAGGTAAAAAATCCAGAGACAAAAGTTGAAAGTGAAGTTGTACTTGAGGGTTTAGCGTCTTTTTTCGGGTAGCAATGATCCACATGGATCTTGCTAGCTACTACAAGTTAAACTTTTCCTTGATGCAATACCATAAATACTCTTTGACTGAGATTGAAAACATGATGCCTTGGGAACGAGACATCTATGTTGGATTGTTAAAACAACATCTCGAAGAAGAGGAACTTAAACGACAACAATCAAAGAATGGCTAGCCCAGCAGCAAGACAAATATTAATAAAAGACTTTGGTTATCAACCCGTTGATATAGAATCAAAGTCGGGTTATTCTCGTGCTGTAAAAGAAACTATTGTAAAACTGGAAAACTCAAATCCTAATGATCCAAGAATTTCAATTTTACAAGATGCGATAAGACCGTCTAAGAGAAAACAAACTGCTACAAAGAAAACAAAGGATGATGCAGTAAAATTTATTACGGGTAAAGGAGCTCCTGCACCTGTTGCACCACCAGCAGCACCCATGCCCAAATTTGGTGGTGAAAAAACTGGAGCAGCATTGGCATCTATATCTCAGAATGTTAATGCCATAAAGAAACTTGTTACGAATCAAAATAAACTTGAAAAAGATAAGGCAGATGATACTAGAGAGGCAAGAGAGAAAAAGAAAAGAAGTATGAAAGAAAACCTCTTAGAGGGTGGAAAGAAAATGTATGGTAAGGTTGCTGGTGCATTTGGAAAAGTTTTAGAACCAGCAAAAGGAATTTTTGAATCTATATTTAATTTTATAAAGTTATTCATACTCGGTGCGGGTTTAATGAAGTTACTTGATTGGTTTGGTGATTCAGGTAATAAAGGAAAGATAGAATCTATATTCAGGTTTCTGAAAGATTGGTGGCCTGTTCTTGTTGCTGGTCTTATGGCACTATTTCCTGGTGTTGCTTTGATACCAGGTGTTATCGCATTGGCAGTGGGATTCCTTCCTAAGTTAATTAAAACTGTTAAATCAATATTTGGATTAGGTAAAACGGTAGATGATGAACTTAAAAAAGGTGAAAAGGATTTAGAAAAAGGTGGTGAAGGTGGTGAGGCAACCATTGAAACTGGCACTGACGTAAAACCAGAAGAAACAAAACCAGAGGCAGGCCTTCAAACAACGGGAGAAGAAACTAAGGGAGAGAATCTTCAACAACCTCAATCGTTTAATCAAGGTGGTGAGGTTCCAGGCCAAGGTAACACAGACACTGTTCCTGCGATGTTAACACCTGGTGAATTTGTGTTGACTAAAGATGCAGTGAATCAGGTTGGTGCTGATACATTATATGGAATGAATGCTGCTGCTGGTGGAACTAGTAAACCAAAATCAGGTAAAGCACCTGCTGCAGTCAAGAGACCTAAGAAAGCAAAGATATCAACTGTTGGAACCATGATGGATCTTGGTGGATTGAGTATGGGTGGTATGAGAGGTGATGTTCAATCCTATAAATTTGGTGGTATGGTTAGAAACTTTATTTCTAATACACCTCAAGCTCGTGCTTTAAAATTTGCAAGAGATCAAATCAGAAAACTACCAGTTAAACCACCTGTAGCAAAAGCATTGGATGCTCTTAAAAAACTTGGAGGTGTGGTAGCTCCACCAACACCAGCAGGTAGTGGTGATAAAGATGCTAGTATAACTGAAATACCAACTTTTGATGTGGTTGCACCTGGTGGTAGAGCAAAGGAACAGACATTGGGGATTAGGAGATAATATATGCTAGGAGCGATAGTAAAATCGGTTGGATCATCAATCGTTAAGGATAAAGCAAAGAAAGTTGCCACTGATAAACTCATGGGTAGAGGTGGAAAGAAAGGTGGTGCTAGTAAAGAAACAGCGTCAAACATGGTGAGTGGTGGTATATCAGGTTCAAAGAAAGGTCGCAAACCAGTAGCAAAAACTGATGGAAGAAGAGGATACAAAGGCCCTTCTCTTGAAGTAGTTCAAGCAGAAATAGATGCAAAAGAAACTGATAAAAGAATAGTAAAGATTAGTAAGGATGTAACTGTCATTGCAGAAACAATGAAAGGTGGTCTTGTATTGAAAGAAAAAGCAAAAAGAAAAGAAAGAATAGCAGCAGAGAAAGACAAACGTGCAAAACAAGAATCTGATGTAGAGAAACCAGATAAACCAAAGAAAAAAGATAGTGGTGGTGGAATTAAAGTTCCTGGTGTTGGATTACTACAAGGTATATTTGGATTCATCACGAAGTTCTTATACGGTGTTGTTATAATGAAACTGATAGAGTTTGCTCCTCAACTTCAAAAAGTTATTGGTCTTTTTAAGATGGCAACTCCTTTACTGTTTGGTAAGTATGGATTATTTACCGTAGCGGGAGGTTTTCTTGATGGTCTAGCGAGTTTCATAGACTTTGGATATAAACTTGTTGATGGTGCAGAAAGAATAGTGGGTAAAATATTTGGTGAGGAAGGTGCAGAAAAATTCAGAACCTTCATGGAGAACTTGAAGAATCTTATTTCTGGATTTGTAGTATTTAAAGTTATAAAAGCCAAGATCATAGATGTTTTTATTAGAAGAATAAAAAGTGCCTTTAAACTTGTTAAAGGTTTTATTAACAGAGGTGCAAAGTTAGTAACTAAATTATTTCCACAGTTAGGTAAATTAGGATCAAAGTTAGTTACAGGAGCAAGAGGATTGTTTACTAAAGGTGCATCAAAGGTTGGTGGATTTGCTGCAAAGATATTTGGTAAAGCAGCAGGGATCGTCTCTCCTGCATTGAAGGGAGCACTACCAGCAGTTAAAGGATTTTCCAAACGCATACCAATATTCGGGCCAATAATTGTTGGTGTTGTTTCTTTGATGTCTGGTGAACCAGCAGCACAAGCACTCTTCAAATCTGCAGGTGCTTTATTAGGTGGTACACTTGGAACGTTCATACCAATACCTATTCTTGGAACATTGATAGGAGAAACAATTGGTGTATTTGTTGGTGATTTACTATATGAATTGATAATGGGTGGTGGTGTAGATGCTGTAGGGCAGAAATTAAAAGATACGTTCAAGACATTTATTAAACCAATATTTGATTTCTTTAAAGATGGTTTTGGTAGATTTATAGAAAAATTTAAAGAGAATAAT